TGCTCTGGCTGTACTTTCTTCGCAATCCACTCTTCCAGAGAAACCAGATCGCGCTTCCAGTCCTTCTCGTCATGAACGTAGTTAAATCGTTCGCACAGAGAGCGATGAAAGTTCTTGAAATCGTGGTCGGCATCCTGCTGCTGTGCTGGCTTTTCTATTGCGTCCACATTAATCATCTGGCTCTGAAAGTACACCGCAAAGCTGGCGCGTGTGTCGTCGCCGAATGGCATCTTGTTGACCCGTTGCATCATCTCCATCATGGCGCTGTTCCAGCCAGCCAAGAACACGTGCAGCGCTGCATCGTTGTCGGACAGTTGCAAGTGCCCGAACTGGTCTTCAAAGTGTGCAAACGGGTTCATCAGTACGCCTCCTCGGTCATTGCCTCTGCGATCTCCTGCTCGATGCGCTGGCGGTCGTCGTCGGTGAGCTTGCGCTCCAGCCAGGCAGCCGGACGGCCTCGACGGTCAAGCACGTCCCACTCGCTTTCGCTGTAGCCGTAATAGTCCATGTCGCTGGCTGCGTTGTAGGAATACGACCCGCGCACGCAGTCGAAGTGCGACACACCGATCAGGCAAGGGATGCCAGCCACCCGGCTTTCGATCTCGGTGATGTAGCTCATGACGACCACCATGCAACCAACAAGCAGGCCAGGCCGACACCGATGGCAACGGCCAGGAGGAACCCGGCAGCGGCTTCGCAACGGCGCTCGGTCTTGCTGATGAACAAACGGCGCTTGATCTCGGCGCTATATGGGTACTGAGTGTGCTGGTGATGTTTCATGCTTTGCTCCTTGGTTAAGATGACCACATACTACCACATACAACCACAAGTGCAAGTATTAGGATAAACCCTATAAATCGACGATTTCCACGTCGTGCGGTCGCTTCTCGGTCAGCCGATGGCAGCGCACCATGACATGCGCAGGCAGCACCTCGATCAGATCGGAATAGTCCTGCAAGATCGCACGCACAGCCACGATGCCTGCACCGTCCAGGCGCAGTGTCTTGCCTTCCTTGTTTCGCCTGCCTGCCATGGCCAGCGCGGTGATGGCGTCCATGAGTAGGCCGCTGTCGTCCTGGCAGACCTTCATGTCGACCACCAGTGTCTCGACCAAATTCACAGCGTCAGAACAGAGACGCCAATCATTCGGAGTTGGCTGATCGCCTTGCTCGAGCTGGTGCAGGGCTTCATACATCTTGGTGAGCTGGCCAACCCTCCAAGCCTCTGGCAAAGGCTCGGTCGGGCTGGCGGCCATCTCATCCAGCAAGGTGTACCGTTTCGGCCGTGGCTGGCGCTTTGGTTTCTTCACACGAACCCCGACAGGTCTGGTGCCTTCCAGCCGTCCGGCTTGCCGATCTTGCCGCCTGGCAGGATGACTGGCTTTCCGTCGACCAGCTTGGCGTCGTTGCTGGCCAGCACGGCCATGTCTGCGCCCTGCTTGTCAAAGCCTGCCAGATACGCCACACCATTGCCAGTGACCTCGCTGTCGCACAAAGCATCCAGCGCCTCGATGCGGTCGCTTGGGTTGATGCTGGCCATGACCATGCCCATCTTCAGGCCGTTGGCCACACGCAGCAGGTCGGCCACGCTGCGCTCCAGGCTTGCCGCGTCTTCGAATGAATCAAAGTCCACGCGCATCAGGAACTCGATAAACTCCTCAAGATGGCAACCGATCTGCACCGACAGCGTGGCAGGCCCAGGAACCTTGCCGCAAGCCTTCAGCCAGGCCGCTGTGCGCTCGAAGTTGCTGGTCTGGGCCTCGGCTACCAGTCGCTCGTTTCGTGCGCGTAAAAGCCGGTTCTCGTATTCCAGCTCGGCCACCAGCATGTCCAGCTTCATCTCGTCTTCGGTCATGTGTTTTTCTCCAGCATGCGTTTGACTTCTTCATACACATCATTGCGCATTGGGTTGTCGGCTTCACGCTTGTCCCAACCTGCGTATCGCATCTCAGTTTCGCAGCCTTGCAGCAAGTCATACATCTCGCGCAAGCAGTCCGCAGCCTTGCCATGCAATGGCCACTGCATTGTCTTTTCCAACATGGCGGCGAGGCGTAATGGCTTTGGCATCTTGCCAACGCGCAGCAGTTCTTCGGTGTCATCTTCGGATGCGTAGGTCATGGCTTGTACTCCAGGATGCTGAATGTCTTTTCAACTCGGTCAAGGAACACAGCCATCGCTGGCCGCGAACCACAGGAAAGTGCCCGGCACGCGGCCAGGTGGATGGCTGAAGGCCGCAGGACGGCCATCAGGACATAACGCTTGTCCATCAGTATCTCCAGATGGTCACATCGACCACCCAAAGGCACAGGAAGAACTGGCCTTGGTGAATGCCGCACACAAATAGCGGCCAGCGGTGCGTGAACCACTCCACGTCAAACTGCCAGCCTCGCTTCATGCTTTCACCTTCTCAAGACCTTGCTTCAGGTAATGAAGCACCTGTGCAGACAGGCTGCGGGTGTTGCGCTCGGCCTCGGCCTTAAGCTTGGCCATGATGTCGTCCGGCAGGCGAACTGTCACGTATTGGCGTTTGTTGCCGGTGGTCATGCTGAAACCTCTGCTACTGGTGCTACTTGGCGCAGGGCGTGCACTACAGCGCGGAAGATGAAGTCCTTGGCTTGCTGCTCGCGTGGCAGCATGTCAAACGGAACAATGCAGTGATGCGTTTTTGCTTCTGGGTCTTTGGTTGGCCCGTACACCCAGCCCTCTGCGACCTTCTGAGCCATCCAGCTCTCATGGCTTGCTTCTGGCCCGACGTTGTTCTCGGTGTGCAGCTTGACGCCAAGCATGGCGCTGTCTTTCTGCCATTGCGGCGCGTCTTCCCATGATGGCTGGCTCATGTCGCCAAGCGACTCACAGTAAGCGCGGTTCACTTCGTGGCACACGCGTGCGATTTGTTCGTTTTTCATGCTGCCTCCTGCGCTTCTTCAAACATGTCGGCCGTGGCACCAGCGCCAGCCATCTCGACCGGAATGCCGCTTGTCAGCAGGCTCACCAGATCGTCCTGGCCAGCCACCTCAATGTCGAACCGGGTCTGTGCGGCGTGCCGGATGGCCTGGGCCTGGTTGCCTGCGCGAATCAGGCGGTGTTTGTTGGTCTCCACGTCGGTGACCAGGTAGATGCGTGTGCTCATGGTTGCTCCTCAAAATTTCCAAGTGGCTGCTTTGACTGCCCACATCTGGCCAGCCTGAATTTCTGTGATGGCCAAACTTGCCATTCGTGCGATATCAGAGTTTGGCTGATTGGTGCGCAGTTCGTGAATCTCATCGATCAGGTCTGCGCACTTGCGTTTGATGGCTTCGACCGTTGGGTCTCCGCTTGGGTTGAATGTCAGGCCGACGGCCTTCTCTCCAAAAGTCAGTTGACGTTGTTCGTGCATGGTTGCTCCGTTGTGGTTGATGAATCGAAAAGGTCTGGTAGCCCTTCAAGAAGGACACGGGTTTCGTCTTGCACCAGCTTGGCCAGCTGCGAGACTTCTTGCGCGGTGGGGTAGATGGTCACGCTGCAGGTCAGCGCAATCACTCCACCGTCACGCGGTGCAATGCTGAACTTCTTGATCTCAGCACCGACAAAGGTCTGGCTGCCGATCTCGGCGGTGGCAGACGACACCAGGTTGCCGTACTGCACCGGCGTCAGCCAGAGATTGCGGACGATCAGGGCGGTGGTATCACCTCGCCACAAGAAGGCCTCCAGGGCGTCGTCAAAGTACCCGCACAGCGCTTTGTCGATGCCTTTGATCTCCATCTTGATGTCCACGGCCAGAATCTTCTCGTCTTCCGGACCTTCCTTGCGCACGTTCAGGTGCTTGATCGCTGCCGACCCAGACACCTTGAACGGTGGTCGCTTTGGTTGTTGCTCTTCCATGTTGTCTCCTTAGAATGGAATGTCATCGTCCATGTCGTCAAAGCCTGAGCCTTGCGGTGCTGGCGCTGGACGTGATTGTGGCGCACTTTGCGGCTTTTGTGTTGGTTTGTGGTCTGAATTGTCAGAAACAAATTCAAGATCGGCCAGGCGTGCCACCATCTTGGTGTTCTGCGTGCCGTCGCCTTTGGTGTAGGTTTGCAGGTGCACGTCCTCCAGGTACGCCACGATCTGCTTGCCCTTGAGCAGGTAAGGTGCCATCGGCTCGGCGCGTTGGCCCCAGATCGAGGCATCGACCCACTGCGTCGGACGCTTTCCGTCGTCGCCCTTCTTGCCGTAGGTGAACGCCAGCGAGACGTTGGCCACGGCTGTGCCGCCTGGTGTAAATCGCACCTCGGCGTCCTTGCCGATGCGTGCCAGTCCTTGTGCTTTCATGATTGCCCTTTCAGTTTGTAAATGCGAACGACCCGAGCGTGAGCCGATGCGTGAGTGGCTTGACAAAAGCCGATTGCTTGGAAGGCATCACCGCGAAGCACTGCCCCCCAAACGTTTGGATGAAAATCGTCCGGAAGATCAATGAACTTCCTAACATCGTTGATGGTCACCTGGCCAGCACGCTTGGCGATTGCAATCGCTGTGCCTCGTGCCTTGGCGATCCATTCCTCACGGCCAATGGACACGCGAGCGATGCCTGTGTCTCGAAGATCGCGTCCGTTCATGCCGCACCACCTTCAATATAGGCAAGCGTATGCAGATAGAGTGGCGCTGCCATAGTCATCAGCATGTCGCGTGCTTGCTTGTTTTTATGCTTGAATAATTCGTCTCCTACAAAAAACCATTGAAGTTCACCAAGGCTGTATGCGCTTTTATTTCCGTTTATGTGATCGTGCTGAATGATTGCTGCAAGCTCGTCAAAAAATGCAACTTGCAAATCAGATCCCATGCTCCAAAATGCTTGAGCCATAATTTCAGGCGTCAGATTTACTGATGCGGTGGCTGTGATATTGCTCATGATGCATCCTTGTATGACTTGATGAACTCGACCTCGCGCTCGATGTCTTCCAGAAACTTGGCCACCTCTGTCTCCAGCTCCTTGATGGCCTTCTCGTCACGCATCACCCTGCGAATGATGAGCTGGGCGTTTTCTGGAAAGTCTGGGTTGTAGGACACGAAGTCACACCACTCGCGCTCGGCCACCCAAAGCTGGCCCTGCACCTGCCAGCGGTAAGCCGTCGGGCACTTGCCTGGCTCAAGCCGCAAGTACTCCAGGTGGGTCTTGGGCATCGGGCACTTGTATTCGGTCATGCCATTCTTGCCAACCAGGCCGTCAGGGCTGACACCGACCTGCAGCGTGTCGTGCATGCAAAACCCGATCTCGGTGACTAGCTGTCCGGTGTTGGCCTCGTAAGCCAGCCTGGCGAATGGTTCGCGCTCGGTGCCCTGATCCATGGCAAATGTGGTCTTGAACTCTTCGCGCACACCTGTGATGCGCTCCAAGGCCAATGCGGTCAGGTAAGTGGCGCGGGTTGCGCCGCCTCCCTTGGCCATGATGTCGCTGAACTTAGAGCCGGATGGAACACCGACTCGGGCTTGCTTCCACTCTTCGGTGCCTTGATCTGCGGTGATGACTCTCATGCTGCAGCTCCCTGTGTGTCGGCTGTTTTTGCAGCATTTTTGAGGGCCGGTCCTTGGGCTTGCCAGAATGCTGCCTTGTGGGCTGACTTGGGCAGGGCCATGAAAGCATCAGACAAAGCCTTCTCGCCTTGCATGGCTGCCTCGCGCATGGCCAAAAGTGTCTCGGCTTCGTATTCTGGGTAACCATCCAGCTGCTTCGGTGTTTTCTTGCTGGTGGCTTGGCCGTCGTCGTCCTCTGGGGCGATACCGCAGGCGGCCATGAGGCTGTAGCGGCGTGCGTAGGTCAGTGCGCTGCCGTACCCTTGGGCGTCATGCTTGACGGCTGGAACGTGGAACTTGCCGGCCGAGTACGTTTCACCAGATTCGTGGATGAAGACCGTTTCCACCAGGACGCCAGATTCGCATTCGTGCGTCTGTTGCATCAGGGCGATGCCATTGTTGTTCAGGCCATCGATCACGGCCTCGATGCAGTCGCCAAGGTCGGCATACTTTGCTTTGAGGTGCGGGTTTGTTTTTGTCTTGAGGGCTGGGCCAAAGGCTTTCTGGGCCTTGACCAATGCGGCGGCGATCTCTTTCATGCTGTTGTCTCCTGGTTCAAAGTCTGGGTGATTGCGTTGATCAGTTCCTGGGCCTGCGCTGGCGTCAGGTCTATGCGGACGTGACCGCCTTTGAAGAACACGCCCATGGACAGGTGCTCCTCGTTCTGGCTGATGATGACGGCGTTGCCGTTCACCGCGTTTATATAAAAGTCGTCTTGCATCGTGTTTACCTTTCGTGGGTGGTTGTTGGTGAAACGAATCATACACCATTACAAGAAAATTTTACAGGATTCTGCAAAAATAAATTTTTAGTCACGTTAAAAACTTCTGTTATAGTCTGGCCTATGAAAAAAGATGACACCTATTACCTTCATGTCTATGACTTTGCTCATAAGCAAGCGGGCAGCTATGCAAAGCTGGCCAAGGCTTTGGGAGATGTCAGCGGCCCTGCCGTGCAAGCCTGGGCCAACAATGGCGTGGCGCACAAGTGGCGGCCAGTTCTGGACAAGAA